TTCGCCTTCCCCTTTTGGCTTGGGCTCTTTCCCTTCGTCGGCTTCGTGTCCATCGTCGGGGGCGGCATCACCGCGCTCCTCGCCCCGCCGCTGTAAAGATCGTTCGCCACCCTCCCCTTGAGTTTCGGCGGCCGCTTGGCCAGGTTCGCCCCGCTCATCCCTTTCGTCAGCCCGACCATCGGCAATTCTCCTCTCACGTTCGAGTAAGCGCGGATCGTCGCCGGCGTCGCGCGCGTCGCCGGTTTTCTCGTCGCCCTCAACCGGGCGCGGTTCGAACATCGGTTCGGGGCGGGAAGTGGATTGAAAACGGCCGCCGGTGTCCCGAGGCTGTGGCGCCTGCGGGTTAATGGCCGCCTGGAAAGCGGAACTAGCTTGGTCGAGGCCCTCGGGCACGATCAGAAGACACCCGGTAATCGTTCATGAGTACAGCGATTTCGGCGGCAATCTGCATCAAACACTTTAAGCTGGCAACTAGGTCGGTCCTTTCATCCGTGGTTTTGGCCGCAATGAGGGCGTTCACGAGCCGTTCTTGAAGCTCTTCGCGGGCATGGAGAAAGGCCGGATCGGCCAGGATCGCCTTGGCCCCGTCGCTGAGCGCGCGCATTTCCTCGAGCGTGCGCTTGGCGCGCGGCTTGGTCGTGCGGGTCATAGGAAGGCTTTCTGCCAATGTGTTAGACGTTTAACATGTATGCATCGGCATGTATGTTAGACGTCTAACAGGGTGTTGCAACGAGTTTACTTGTGGACAACTATGTATCGGCGGATGCATCTTTCGCTCCAGCGACCCTGAACGCCATTCTAATACCTTGACTAAGCCCCCCATCGGCGCTTCCATAGAGGCGCTCAAAGGAGGCCAACAGATGTTAAACGCAGCCGAGCTCATTGAAAAAGGAAAGCCTGAATATATAAAGATCGGCATGAAGGGCGCCCTTGAACAACTGCTAGATTACTTCGAAGCAAACCCCGTAAAAGACGACCACCGTATCTATGGTTGGCTTTCCGCGCTAGATCGTTTGCTCCATGAAGAACGCTCGCCGGCCGAGATGTTGGACGGCATTGCGCCTGATGAGGGCCTCGATAACGAGGAGTTTTGGTCCCACTATCTCGCCCAGAGTTGGCCCCACTAAACCAAGCCCCGAATATTGCGCCTAAGCGCGCCCTGGCCGAGCCGGCGCGAGCGATAGCCGCCGACCAGGTGGAAGGCGGTCGCGAAGGTGCGGAAGGCGTCGGCGCCGTGGCTGTGCGGGCCGGGCCCGTGCACGGGCTTGCCCATTTTGCCCTTGCGATAGCCGCGCAGCATCGCCAGGCCTTTCTTGCATGCTTGCGCGTCGAACCATGACACGCCCATGAGCCCCCTTGAGGCGGCGATCCCGTCCTCGGGCGAGGCCATGGGCGCGGTGATGATCGGCTCGTCGAGCTCGTTTTCGAGGAAGGCGCGCCGGCTTTGCCCGGTTTGGAGCTCGCGCGCCTCGACGTCATGGGGCAGGCAATGGGCCTTGAACTTGTAGCCGCCGGCCTTGGCCTTCAAGCGCAATAGATCGGTATAATGGCCCAAGTCTTTGTTGTTGTCTTGAATGTAATCGATGAAATGAACCTCGCGCCCGGCGACTTGATAGAGCCAAATGCACGTATAGTCGTGAATTCCAAGGTCCCATGCGGTGATGACGGGTTGCGAAAGGTCTGCCGATACCTTGGTAATCCGGCCCATTGACGCCAGTTTATTGAGGATTTCGGCGTAATACGCCCCTTCAATTGGCGCATCGAAAGAACATTCCATTTCCCGGGCGAATTCCTCCGGCGTCATATCCTTGGTGAGCTCTTCCTGTTCGGAGTATTTGAGCGCCTCCTCGCCGGTCGCCGAAAGCGGAATGATGTAGACGGCCCAACGGTCGGGATCGTCCTCGGCCTTGAGCCGTAGCTGGTTGAAATGATCGTCGCCGTTCGACGTCCCCGAAACGATCGCCCACCCGTGATAGTCCGCCAGGCATGGCCTGACGACGGTGCCGAACACGGTCGGCTCGAGGAGCGGGAATTCGTCGAGCGCGATCCCGTCGAAATACATTCCCCGCATGCGCTGGTAAGCGCCGGCGCCGCCATAGAGTTTGATCGACGCGCCGCCGGGCAGGATGGTTTTGAGCTCGCCCTCGAGATGGACAACGCCCGGTATGTCCTCGGTATATTGCTTGAGGTAGCCCCAAACGAGGTCTTTGGCCTGGTCGAAAGAAGGGCCGACGTAGCCGTAGCGCGGCGGCGGCCATTTGCGCGGGTTGCGGGACGCGGCGCGGATCAGATGGTTGGCGATCGCCACCGTTTTGCCGGCGCGGCGGTGGCAGCACGCGAAAATCCAACGTCGGTCGCTCGAGTGCAGCGGCTTGAAAAACGAGCGCGGCCGGTAGGCGACTTCGATTTCGTGCTCGACGAGCTCGGCCGCGCTCATGAACCGCTATCGGACGGTTGCGCGTCGGCCTGGATTTGCGCGGCTTCAACGTCGGCGTTGGCCTGGTGATGGCCTATCGCCGCGTCGACAAAGGCTTGATGATGGCCGACGGCCGCGTCTTGCATCGCCTGGTGATGGCCGACGGCGGCGTCCTGCAGCGCTTGGTGATGCTGAGCGCTGGCGTCCATTTGCGAGCCCCACATATCGGCCGCCATCCGGCCGATGTTCTCGACATGGCTGACGTGAAGCTTTTGCGCCTCGAGTTGGATTTTCGCCCGGTCGTTGACGGTCTTTTCCGCCAATTGCTGGCGGCGGAAATCGTCGTCGGCCGCTTGCTTCGCTTGGGCCTGTTGCAGTTGGCCGACGGCGGTCGCGGTGTCGGACTTAACCTTTTGATATTGCGCCTGGGCGGCGAGCGTCATCGCGTCCGGTTCTTTCGGCTGGTTGGCGATCGCCTGCATGACTTGCGGGCTTGGCGTCTTGAAGTAGCGGCCGACGTTTTTGATGTTGGCGATATCGAGCATGTCCGAAATCGTGTTCAAATATTCGGTGATGCCGCAAACCGGGTTGGTGACCCCGAATTGCTGCATAATCATCTGTTGATCTTGCTTGATCTGGTTGAGGGTCATGAGCCGAACGGTGTCCGACCCCTTGCCGAGCGTCGAGTTGACTTCAACGCCCATGGACGCGTCGAAAGTCGACGTGTCGATATCGGTCCACTTGCCATTGATGCGCAGCGTTCGGCGCTGGTTCGGGGCCTCGCAAACCTCGTTGTAGAGGCCGGTAAACAAATCCTTAAAGCCGGTTTCGGCGAGCACCCGGGCGACGAGCTCGGTCCGCTCTTGCGCGCCGTTGATGATCGCCTCGACGCCGATCGAGGTCGAGCTCTGCAGCGCCTTCGGATCGAGGCCTTTGGCGGCGTCGCTCAAGCCGGTGCGGCGCTGGAAAATGTCGTTCATGAGCTCGAACAACGGCAGCATTTGCTGGCCGAGAAACGGCACGTTGTTGAAGGCGACGGCGTTGTTGACGTCGCCGCGCGTGCGGATCACGGCGCCGACGTCATCGTTAAGGACGTCGTCGAGGTCGGTGTTGAGCTCGTTGACCACAGTTTTCGGGTTGATGCTTTCGGCCGCGCTGTCCAGCACGGCGCGGGTCATGTTGGTTTTGATCTTCTGAATGTCTTTGGTGTAATCGGCGATCGAGTCGCCGACGATCGTATGGCTGATCGGATCGACGCCAAAGACGGCGAATTTTACCCGATTGGCCGTCTCGTCGTGGACGATATGATAGTCGTCGCCCATGGTGCAGATGTAGCGGAGCTCGGCGATCCCGTCGCCGTCGCCGTCAACCTTGATGTACCACTCGCCATAGAGGACGCCGTCGCCCATGCGCGTGCCGGAATAGCGGCCGGGGTTGCGGAGTTGGGCCTCCATGGTGAATTCGTTGGTCGCCTGGCCCTGCAGATAGTCGAGGCAGAGCTCGCGGTCGTAGCCCATGGCGACCATTTCATCGATCGGCACGATCCTCTCATGGCCGACGATCCTCGAGGTTGAGAACGATCGCGCAAAGCGATCGAGGCGCATTTCCTCGGGCGGCACGCCGGCGACTTTGATGATCGGCTTGTCGACTTCAAACTCGAGCACGACGCGCGGGAATAGGCCGGTCGCCGGGTCGGGGTCCTCATGCTCGACAAGCTTGGCGGTCGGGTCGGCTTGGGCGATGAGCGATAGCTGTTGCGGGTTGAGGTTGATGAAGGTCTTGCGCTTCTTTTCTTTGACGTCGTCGGTCCACCATTTCACGAACCCGGTGCGCACGGTCATGGCGTCTTTGAACGCCCCGTAAAGGATCAAAAAGCCGGGGTTGTCCTGCCAAAAAACGTAATTGATATAATTGGTTTGCTGTTGCGCGGCGTCGACGTCGGCTTGGGTGCGGGGAATGAGCGAGACGACGTTTTCGCTCGAGGCGAACAGGCGGATGAGCGACGGCAGCATGAGCATGATGGCGTCGCGGACGTCGGTCGAGACGTAGCTCGATTTGTTGGGGGTTTCCTTGTCGTGGCCGAGGATTTGCTCGTAAGTGGCGTTCGGGTCTTGGATGATTTGGATGTCGCTGTAGGGCGTGCCGTCGGGGTATAACGACGGCAGATAGCCGTAGTAATAAAGCTGCGCCTCGTTGCGCTTGGCCGCCAGGACAGAGCCCTCATAGTCGCGGCTGTCGCGAATGAGGGTCTGAATGTACGGCTCGTAACTGTCGGGGTCGGACGGATCGTAATTGTCGCCGGCCGGTCCGCCCTCTTTGAAAGTGGAAAAGATGCGCTCGAGCATTGACTTCCGCCCTCACTTTCGGCGGTGACCCCCGACCAAATCAGGAACAATCGACGAACAGGCCTTCATGCGCCACTTGAAGGCCGGCTGATTAGAGCCTCAAATAATTCAAAGATCAATTGTGACGATGTCTTGTTCGCGTCGTGGCCACGTGCGAGGCTCATTCCGCCTTCCCGAAAGGCCTTTCGCAGGAGCGCACCATGCCAGAACCGTTTTATGCTGTGATTATCCCGCTAGGCGGCGGCCGACCCGATCAGGGCTTGCCCTGGCCCGGCGGCGGCGGCTATCCCGACCAGGGTTTGCCCGGCGGCCCCGAAACTGATCCGCCCTACCCCGACCAGGGCTTGCCCGGCCGCCCGCCGCATGTCGGCAATCGGCCGCCTGGCTCGTGGAGCCCTCCAGACTATCCGAGCCAAGGGCCGGTGCGGCCTGGCCGGCCGGTCGACCCTGGCTATGGTTGGGAAGGGCGCCCGCCGCATGTCGGCAACCGCCCGCCCGGCTCTTGGAACCCCGAATATCCGAGCACGGGCCCGGTGCGGCCTGGGCGCCCGGTCGATCCTGGCTTTGGCATTCCCGAGCTCGGCGATCTTGGCCCGGCGCAGCCTTGGGTTCCGCCGGCCGGCGAGGAGCTCCCGCCGCCGCCGGCTGATATCGCCGACCAAATCGTGGTCGCGGTTTGGAAGCCCGACGAGCAGGCTTGGAAAGTCGCGGTCGCGCAAGGGCCGCACCCCGCGCCGCAATAGTTGATTGGCGCTTGACTCGACGTTGCGCCTGGCGCAACCTTGAAGGGCCCCTTCGCGGGGCCTTTCTCACGTCTTGCCCTCGTCATCGCGTCGTGCGTAGATTGCGCCTTACTCACCTGGGGATTTTGCCATGCACAAGCTGACTCTCGCCACCCTTGCCGCTCTCGCCGCCTTCGCCGCGCCCGCCTACGCGGCGACCCAAATCACCGTCGAGAACATCGGCGCGGTGTTCAACCAATCGCTGGCGCTTCCGGCCGAGGACACGCCCGGCTCGGGCATTGGGTTCATGCAGTTTTTCGAGTTCACCTTGCCGGTCAAGGAGACGGTGACCTTGTCCGTCTCGGATAGCGCGACCGGATCGCAGCGGATCACGGGGGGCCTCTTGTCGCTCAACCACTTTACCTCGAGCGCCCCGGTGTCGCCGTTCCAACCGATCGGGGCCGTGATCGACAGCACGCCGCTGAGCAACTTCCTCGGCGGCCAAAGCGCCGAGCTCGGGCCCGACATTGTCAACGCCGGGGCTTACTTCGCCGAAGTGTCGGGGATTTCAGGCCTGGCGCCGATCCACATTGCGATCGACGGCACGGTGACCGCCTCGAGCGTTCCCGAGCCGGCGACGTGGGCGATGCTGGTTGCCGGCTTCGGCCTGATCGGGCTTGTCGGCATGCGGCGCGGCCGCCGGCTCGCCGAGCTCGCTTGAACCTTGTCGAAGGGCGTTTCCGCGCTCTTCAATGGCCTCGCCGGGCTCGGGTTTTCGGTCCTGGCGTGGCGCCTCACGGGGAACTTTTGGGCGTGGGCGATCCTATTCTCGCCCGCCTCCGTTCTCACCGCTTGGGGCGTTGTCCGCGTCGTCATGCACGGCGACACGTAGCTTTCAGCGGCGCCCTCATGCCGGCTCCTCGAAAGCGAGCAACAAGCGCTTGAGCAAGCGCGAGATCGGCCAATCCTCAGCGTCCTCGGCGATGTAGATCGCCAATTCTTCCTCGATCAATGTCTTGAGCGGCTTGTGATCGTACATGCCAGGTGAGTTTGGGTAGACTTGCGTGCCGCTGAACGTGACCGCCAATTCGTTGGTCATCACGTTGCCGGTGTCGTCATAGAGGGTCAGGCTGAGGTCGCAGTCCGCGATGTCGAACAAAGTCGCGAGGGCGTCCTTGTGGCTCATGTTCCCGTCGGGCGGCCAGACAACCTTGCCATCGGCGGCGTCGGGACCGTCCTCGCGAAGGTCCTGGACGAGCGCGTCGATCTGATCGAGGATGGCGTGTTTTTCTTCGTCGGTCATAACCACGTTGCCACGATCTACTCCCTCTTTACTTGAGCGGACCTTCGATTTGTTCGATTGTCTTGGGCTCTGGCGTACTATCGTCGAGCCATTTGAGCACGATGACGGCGCGGCCGCCGCCGCTTCCCTCCACCACCTGGGTTTGATGCGGTTGGCCAAAGCCGCGCCGGCGCCCGGTTTCTGTGCGCAAAAACTCTTTGGCGGCATAGAAGCGGACGAGGTAGCTTTCCTCGTCCATGCCGTCGCGGATGATCCCGACCGCCTTGTCGACGTTTCTTTC